AAAAGATTTGACCGGTCGATTAATCAGTGCCCAAGCACAAGATATCAAAGGTGACAAATGGGAAGTCATCGAGTTCCCTGCAATCTTACCCAACAACAAACCTGTCTGGCCTCAGTATTGGAAGCTAGAAGAATTAGAAGCAGTCAAAGCCTCTTTGTCGATTGGTAAATGGAATGCACAGTGGCAACAAAATCCAACCGCGGAAGAAGGATCGATTATCAAACGCGAGTGGTGGAAAGTCTGGGAACACGAAGAGAAACCCGATTTGGTTCATATCATTCAAAGTTATGATACTGCATTCAGTAAAAAAGAAACGGCTGACTTTTCAGCGATTACCACATGGGGTGTGTTCTATCCCCCTAATAAAGGTCCCCACTTAATTTTACTGGCTGCCAGAAAGGGACGTTGGGATTTTCCTGAATTAAAAAGAATTGCTTTAGAAGAATATAAATACTGGGAACCCGAAACTATCATCATCGAACAAAAAGCATCAGGGCAACCCCTAACGGACGAATTGCGTACCCTAGGTATCCCTGTTGTCAAATATACTCCCAGTCGTGGAAATGATAAAATGGTGCGTGTCAACTCGGTGGCGCCTATATTTGAATCCGGCAAAGTCTATGCCCCTAATAAAAAATGGGCGGAAGAAGTTATTGAAGAATGTGCGGCTTTCCCGTATGGTGATCATGACGATCTTGTGGATAGTACCACTCAAGCAGTGATGCGATTCAGACAAGGTAACTTTGTGACTCTAGAGGACGATTATGATGATCCTCCTCGAGATGATGTTTTTGTTGATGAAAATCGATATTATTAATGTTATAAAAATCTAATGGCTAAACAACCTTTCACAGATGAACAAAAAAATCTACTTATGGATTATTTGTTTAATAAATATATGGAAGATATGATGAGATCAAAAGAACGCAGTGAAGATTTCTATAATCAACCTCCTCCAAAAGATATGTTAGGCAATGAGAGAATAGAAGCAAAATCAAATAATCCTTTCATGGATATGATTTCAAAAGGAATCAGTAATACCAAACCCGAAGGTGTGATGACTGCTGGCAATACAAGAATTATAGAATTAAATAGTTTGATCGATCCGGATATGGATCCCGGTGATTTAAGAACTATTTATGATGACATGATGAGAGAGTCGGGAGGTAATTACCCCGGTGTTGATTTTGATACTTTCTTAAAGTCGATTGGAACACGAACCGCGTCCAATGACGAAGCTGTTCGTCAATTAGAAAATTTATTTGAGATGTTCAAAGAACAAGGAATGTCTGATGAAGAAGCAGCCAAAGCGGCAAGAGAGAGAATGGAAAATGCTCCTGTCAGAAAAGCAGCCGATGGTGGTTTTATGGAAACACTCAAAGACAAGTTTTCAGAGTTCGTAAATAAATTAAAAAGTGATGAGCCTAGATTTTTTGCAGGGCAACCTTTAAATGAAGCTGCCGAAAACGATCCACGGTATCAAGCAATTCTCGCAAAAAAAGTTTATAGAGATTTAGGTTACAGTGATGAAGAAATTGATGAGATTGTGAAAAAGAAAGCAGGAGATTTTTTAGAACTGGGTAAATATTTAAATCAAATTGAATCTTTAAACAAAGCAGAGGGCGGAATTGTATCCTTAGCCGATGGTGGTGATCCGTTGTACGAGATGTTTGAAGAAGTATGGAAGAACACTCCTGCCTCGGAACGCGCAACAGGGTCCGTGAAAAAAGCAACAGTTCGCGTTACAGGCGATCCATTGTCATACAGAAATTTTTTAAAAGATTTAGGATTTACTAAAATCGCAGAAGCGAGCGATATAAAAGCGTTAGGTAAGTATGGAGTCAAGATCGGAGATGAAATTGGTTCGATTAGTGCGGCAGCTAACGCTTTAGGAATTAAACCTTTTGAACTTCGCAGTGATGAAAATTTTGCCAAGCTAGTTAAACTTGCAGAAGATAAGGGAGTCAAAGGATTTACAACAGTCGGTGGTGCAGGAAAAGCCAGTATCTCCGCTGTTGAAGATGCAGCAACTGGAATCGGTTTTCGAGGAGCAGATCCCGGCGGAGAAAAAATAAAATTTAATCAAGTATTAAAAGCAGAACAAAAAGATTTAAATAAAATATTCGGAAGTAATCCTAGTAAAGCGAAGAGTTTTGAATTTGTAAAAAGACTCTCTTCTGCTTATCCAACTCTAGCCAAAGGAGCAGGACTAACAGCGCTCTTGTCCGCAGCGGCAAAGAATGCTTTTGGTGGTCCGTTGTTAGATTTAGCAATCCCAACAGAAATGGGTATGGGTACATTAATGTCTCCCGAAGACGAAGCATTGTTAATTTCAAAAGAAAAAATTAAGGAGAAATTTAAATAATGGCAATCGATAAAAGAATTACAGGCGAAGCAGGCGAACTCGAGATCGAAGAGAAGGATATTACCGAGGTCCTTGATCCGCGGAACACGGAACAAGAATCAAACATTGTCGAAATGATGGAAGATGGTTCAGCCATCATCAACCCCGAAGACGAAGAAGCCGAAGTAGAATTCTATGACAACCTCGCGGAAGTCGTTGAAGAGTCCGAACTCCAACGGATATCCAACAAGTTACTTGGCGATTATGAAAATGCCAAAGATTCCCGTAAAGATTGGGAAGACGGTTATGTTAAAGGATTAGATCTTTTAGGATTTAAATACAGCGAACGCACACAACCCTTCCAAGGTGCGAGTGGCGTGACGCATCCTTTACTCGCCGAAAGCGTGACACAGTTTCAAGCACACGCTTACAAAGAAATGCTACCCGCCGGTGGTCCCGTTCACACACAAGTCGTCGGTGATCAAACACCGGAAGTGATGGCGCAAGCCGAGCGTGTCAAAGATTTCATGAACTATGAAATCACCAACACCATGGAAGAGTATGATCAAGAAATGGATCAAATGCTTTTCTATTTACCGCTCGCCGGTTCCACCTTTAAAAAAGTTTACTACGATGCTTCTCTGGGAAGAGCGGTATCGCGTTTCGTGCCCGCTGAAGATTTAGTCATTCCGTATGAGACCACCGATTTAGAAACAGCGGAAATGATCGGACAACGTGTTCGGGTAACGGCGAATGATTTGCGCAAGAAACAAGTTATGGGCTTTTACCGTGATATTCCGTTAAAGGCAGGACAAGAAGAACAAAATCAAATTCAACAAAAATATGATGATTTAGAAGGTACTCATCCCGAAGAAAACGATGATGATATTTTCAATCTCATCGAGTTCCATGTGATCTGTGACATTAAAGGTTTTGAAGATAAAGGCATGGATGGTGAGCCCACCGGTATTATGTTACCGTATATTATTACAGTTGATGAGAACTCATCGGAAGTTTTATCAATTCGAAGAAACTACAAAGAAGACGATCCGTTAAAAAGAAAAGTAGAATACTTTGTTCACTACAAATTCTTACCGGGTCTAGGATTCTATGGCTTTGGATTGATTCACATGATTGGCGGTCTATCTAGAACTGCCACGGCAGCCCTAAGACAATTACTAGATGCTGGTACTCTTTCGAACTTGCCTGCCGGCTTTAAGGCAAGAGGGCTACGGATTCGTGATGATGACTCTCCTTTAAAACCCGGCGAGTTTAGAGATGTGGATGCACCGGGCGGAAGTCTAAGAGAAGGTTTACTTCCACTACCTTATAAGGGTCCTGATCAAGTGCTCATGCAGTTACTGGGTTTTTGTGTGGAAGCAGGAACACGATTTGCAGCCATTGCCGATCAGAAGTTAGGCGAAGGTTCTCAAGCGAATCCTGTCGGTACCACCATGGCGATCATGGAGCGTGGTGCGCGGGTCATGTCAGCGATACACAAAAGATTACATCACGCACAACGCAAAGAGTTTAAAATCCTAGCGCGCGTCTTCGCCGAATACTTACCACCTGAATATCCATATAATGTAGCCGGCGGTAATCGTATGATTAAGATGCAAGACTTTGATGACAGAGTCGATGTCATTCCTGTATCCGATCCGAACATCTTTTCCATGGCACAACGTATTACGTTGGCCCAAACCGAATTACAATTAGCTCAATCGAATCCTCAAATTCATAATTTATATGAAGCATACAGAAGAATGTATGAAGCATTAGGCGTTCAAAACATAGAATTGATCCTACCCCCACCCCAACAGCCTACCCCTAAAGATCCGGGTATGGAAAATGCGGCAAGCCTAACAGGCCAACCAATGCAGCCGTTTCCGGGGCAGAATCATGAAGCCCATATTAATGCTCACCGAGCGTTTATGAGTTCGTATTTAGTGAAAAATAATCCACCGGTGCTAACCGCATTGCAAGCACACGTGTCAGAACACATCGCACTACTCGCAAGAGAGCAAGTGGAAGCCAAAAATGCTCCTGTGATTCAAGAACAAGCACAACAATTTGGTGGTCAGATACCTCCAGAGCTTCTCCAACAGTTCCAAGCACAGAATGAAAAAGAAATTGCTGAGGTCATTGCTCAAATGACGAACGATGCAGTGGCGGAAGAGCAAGAATATTTAGAAAAAACAGGTGAAAGTGATCCGTTGATCGATCTCAAACAACAAGATTTACTGTTAAAGCTCAATGAACAGCAAATGAGACAAAAAGAACAAGAAGAAAAGTTCGAAATTGATCGGGAAAGAATCAAATCTCAAGAAGAACAGACCGATAAACGAGTTCAAACACAGCAAGACATTGCAAATTTAAGAGCACAAACTACAATGGCAAAAGCAATGGGAGGAAATCGTGGCCCAAATACCTAAAAAACTTACTGCTGAGCAAAGAAATGCAATAATGAAGTTATTGCAAAAGAAAAAAGGTGTCGATGCGTCTGAAATCCGCAACGAAATAGCTCAAGTATTAAGAGGCGGAACACCCCCTGCTCGTTATGTAAGCAAAGGTGGTTATATAACCAAGAAAAAGAAAGGTGCGACAAAAAATGCCACTAAAAAAAGGTAGTAGTCAGAAGACAATTAGTGGTAATATAAGAAAATTAAAGAAGGAGGGTCGCCCTCAAAAGCAAGCTATCGCAATTGCGTTGAGTGAGGCAGGTAAAAGCAATGTCAAAAAACGAAAAAAATCCAAAAAACGAAAGACTGCCTGAAATCGACGAAGCAACCATTGAAATGGTTGTCGGCGATGTTGAAAAAATAGTATCCTTGATGATTATGCAGGGTTATGACGGCATTACAATCTCTAGTGCCTTATTAGGTGTTGGAAAGCGTGTAATGACTGCATCTTTAGGTGCTATAGACACAAAAAAAGCTATCGAAAGGCTTGCAAAATTTCCAGATTATAGCTTGATTAATGGAAATTATACAATACACTAACCCCCATGAAAAATAATAAGTCAATGGACACAAAATCTCAATATGAGATGACAGGTGACGGCAAGGTGCCTTTCAAGACTGCACCAACTGATCCCTCGAAGTCTAAAACTCAAGGTCAGAAAGCAATTCAAGTTAAAAAGAAACCATTCAAAGGAGTATTCTAATGAAAGCATGGATTAAGGATCTTTGGGACAAACACCCAAAGAAAAAATGGCTTGTAATCGGTATAGCTATCGGTTGGGCCTTAGCTCAAATCATCTAATAAATGTTATCTAAAATTTTAGGCGGATCTTTAGTGGATACTGTCGGTAAAGTTATCGACAGTGTTCACACATCCGAAGAGGAAAAAGGTCAGATTAAAATTAAACTTCAAGAATTAGAGAACGAAATTAATTCCAAACAAATGGATATTAATTTAGCGGACGCTCAGTCTACTGCCACCGGTATTGGTGGTATTATGCAGCGGTCGTGGAGGCCCCTCATAGGCATGAGTTGTGCTCTTGCTATTTTTTGGGAATATGTTGCTAAACAATTTATTATGTTTCTTCTTGCTGC